TAGCCTATAAAGTAGCAGGGGCAGGTGGTATAACTACCGCCCCAACTATTACATCAGCCACCAGTGCAGAGTGGACTTCAACAACAGTAATAGTAAGAGGTGCGGACACCGCCGATATATTTGAAGCTATATCGACTGCAACTACTGACGCAGTTGCCTACACCGTAGATACGCCGACCGTTACAACTGTTGAAGATAATTGTTTGATAATAAATGCCACCGCTAACTTTTCTTCGCTTCGTGAGGTAATCCCAGAACCAGTAAATGCTGCCAACTGGCATTATTTGGTAACACACCAAACAGACAACTTTGGTGGAGCTTCTATTGCGGTAAATTGGTCTTGGCAAAAAACCGCAGGTACTACGTCGGCAGAAACTTTATATGCAGAGGGTACAGTTAGATTCTTGTCTGTGACATTTGCCATAAATGATTCTGGCGATGGTTATATTCCTGGCTATGTTGACCCAGCCACAGAACCATCAAAACTAATTGACCCTATTAGAAATACAGCTTTTCCGATAGGCGGTGGCTCAATAGTAAACATGTCAAGCATTATTCCGACTATACACAGCAAAAGCTCTGTAAACGCAGTATCGTCTGTAAATTACTACTCAGGCTATAATCCATTCGGCCCAGAAACATATTTTGGAGCTAATACTTCTGGAATTGCACCCTATACCTACAAACCTACTGCGCTAACTGATTTTACTTGGGGTAATGGTTTGTTTTACTGTGTGATAAAAGCCACAGAAGCCGAGAGTGTGCTGTATGAAAATACCTATGCTAGTGGTGGGGTTAGCTTTTTAATTTACGATGACCAAGCTGACGAAGAGTATATTACTTGGAAGATAGCCTCTGGTGACTCAAAACGTAAAACAACATCTTGGTTGCCAATATTAGTGCAAGTAGATAATGCTCATGATACAGACCACGAAACGTATCTAACGCCAAACCTTACTAATATAGAGGGAATGGCAATTATGAATGAAACTACATTGCAAACTAACTATATTAGCGTGGCTTACTACACTTTGTTGAATAAATTAGTTTGTGCGGGTGGCTCGTCAACTGTGCCGATAGATTATGCGGGTTTATGGTCTTTGTTGAGCCACACTTCACTTCCTTACGCTGAGAGGTTAGGGGAAAAAGCCTTTTTGAGCTATATACCAATAGTATTTGGCGGTGGCAATGAAGTACATATAAATATTGACGGATTGTCTTTGCAATTTCCTAAGTCATTCGATACAACCACACTAGACCTAAATGTACACGTAGCTGAAAACAAATTAGGGTTAACTTTTGACGGCAACACCAATGATACGATTACAATGACTAACTCTCTTATTTCTGGAGCAACTAAGTTTCACTTTGCTTTTGCCTCTGGTGCTGCTGGAACCTATAACTTGAGTGGAACTACCGTATCTAACGCTGGTACGGTAACCTTGAGGGATATTTCTCAAAATTTATCTGGTTTAACATTTTCAGAATGCGACAAGATTACTTTAAATGATTGTTCTTTAACAGACACTACTATAACTAAATCTACTGACACGATTGCTCTGAATATAGATGACGCAACTGAATGTGCTGATTTAGCTAATTTGAGCTTTTCAGACAACACCAACGGACATTCTATTGAATTAGGTGCTACTGGAACATACACTTTTGATAATTTTCAATTTAGTGGTGGCGGTAGTGGAGGCACTTCAACAGCTGATGTGTTAAATGACACAGGTGGAGCTATTACCATAAATATTGTCAATGGCGGTGATACCCCAACTATTAAAAATGGCACAGGAGCTTCTACTACGGTACAAAACTCTGTAACGGTTACGGTTACAGCCAAAGATGAGGACGGCAATCCAATAGAAAACGCTAGAGTATTACTTGAGAAAGTATCTGATGGTACAGACATTTTAACAGGGTTAACTAATGCCTCTGGCGTAGCGACTACCAGCTTTGCATTCACCTCTACTACTGCTGTGACAGGCTGGGTAAGAAAAAGCTCGAGTAGCCCGTATTACAAGCAAGCAGTATTAGCTGGTAATATTACCTCATCAGGTTATGATGTTACTGTAACTTTAGTGAGCGACGAATAATATGAAGTGGCAAGATATAAAAGATTACCCATATCAAGTAAGCGACACAGGTCTGGTTAGAAATAGCAAGGGCTTAGTCCTGAAGCCATCAGTAAGCTCAGGCTATAAGCGACACCTATTAAGCAATTGTAAGACCAGAAAACAGTTTTTGGTACACCGACTTGTGGCTCAGTGTTTTTGCGAGAACAAAGACAATAAACCCGAGGTGAACCACATTGACGGTGACAAAACAAATAATGAAGCAAAAAACCTAGAGTGGGTTACTGCGAGAGAAAATACGCAACATGCGACTAGCCTCGGGCTAAGAAGTAACGTGGGACCAAAGAAAAAAGTGGTTATAAATGGCGTGGTATACAAGAGTGTCAAAGAAGCTGCTAAGAGCTTCGGCTTGCACAGAACTAGCATAGGGATGATGTTAAATGGGAAAATCCCCAATAGACTTGGAGCGGTATCTGATGAGTGATGTAAATCTAGCCAGTGAAGAAAATGCCAAGAGAATAAACCAACGCTTCAAAGAGTACGAGTTGGAAGTGCTAGAGTTAAAAAAACAAATTGTTCAAACTTCAAACACAATTGCTACATTAAACAACAAAGTGGATAGCATGGCTAGACTCTATCAAGAGTTTTTTGTAAAACAATACGGCACAGGTCCAACAGAAAGGAGTGAGTAATGGCATTTTGGAAATGGGTAAGACTAAGATTTGGTAAAGGTAACAGCTCTAAGTGGATTAGAGTACAGGTTGAAGAAGAACCAGAAAACGAAGAACAGCCGAATGAGCCAGAGGAGTAGGTTTTGGCTATATCTATCAATCCATCAACTAAGGTGATTACCATACCGCAGGCTGACTTAACGTTAGTTAGTGGTACTTTGTATACCTACGATACTGATACCTTTAGATTGGCATTGAGGGATTGGGAAGATGACGCAGGAAATATTGGGTTGCCTATAACCCATACTCATAACACCGAGCAAACTATTGCTGGAGTGACTTACGCTCGAACAATTGAAATTATAAATGGTTATTCGGTAACTTTTGAAAATGGTTCTTACTCAGTCAAATTAACAGGCTCTAATAACAATATCTGGGACATTCAAAGCGGGATACTAAATCAAAACACAGTACAAGTAATCCCCACTAACTCAGCAGGACTAATTGTTGTTACAAGCGGTAGTGGTGTAACCGCACAAGACAAGACCGATATTATAGAGGGTGTATGGGATGAAGCATTGAGTGGGCATACTACATCAGGCACATCGGGCAAGAAATTGTCAGATGCAGAAAAATTGGCAAGGTTCATTAGGAATACAAATATATGATAGATGTTCGCTGTAAAGGCTGTGGCACAAAATTATTGGTTGCCGCAGTCTTTGTCGGAGCAATCAAATGCAAAAGTTGTAAAAAGATTTTTGAATATAGAGTTATGAGTACATCACATTTTGTGAATACCGCTAACCCAAGCGAAACAAAAAAACACTTGCATAACCATAATTAAAGTTGTATATTATCTGTAGAACCCAAGAGGTCAAACCGCATAGCGGTTGCTGCGTTTACTCGATTGCGCAGTACCTCTTGGGCTTTTTATATTTAAGAGGGTATATCATGCAAATCAAAGGTTACGGGATTATTGAAAAGGCTGCCAAGCTTAGTGAGGGTGAGGTAGAGTTTGTGGTTTCAACCAACGCGATTGACGCTCATGGCGAGCGCATTGATATAGATGGCATTGACATAAAAGACTATAAGAAAAACCCTGTAGTCTTGTGGGGGCATGATGGCTTTAACTTGCCGATTGCTAAAGCCACAAAGATTTGGAAGGAGAGCGGTAAGCTCATGGCTCGTGCTAAGTTTTACCTGAAAGATGATTTTGCGCGTAAGGTATACGAATACATTGTAGATGGCTACCTTAACGCTGTATCTATCGGGGGCATGGTAAAAGACTGGGGCGAAGATGGTATTACCATTAAGAGCTTGCTGATGAAAGAGTTTAGTGTTGTATCTATACCAGCTAACCAAGAAGCTTTAGTTGCTTCTAAGAGCCTAGACGGAAACCAGAAAGCCGAACTGCGTGCGCTCGGTAATGCCTACGCTCGTAAGCTGCTGGAAAGCGAAGCTGGACAAACAGAAGTGCAGAAGAATATTGAGACATTGGAAACTTTGGTTGCCACGTTAAAGGAAGTAGCTGTTGCAAGCGAAACCCATGACGATACGGCTGCAAATAACAATGTTCGAGTGGTGCTGCGCCAAGCGCAGGCGGTCGACCACCAAATCGAACGAGTAATTAAGGTCGTAAAAAAAGGAGTATCGTAAATGGAAGATACACAAAAGCAGACCGAGACTGTAGAAGTTGACGCTGCTGTTATTGACGCTGTAGCTGAAAAGGCTGCTGCTTCGATTAAAACCCCTGACACTGATGAAATCGCACAGAAAGTTGCTGACATCATTGTTGAAAAAACTGAAAAGGTAGAAAAGAAAAACGTATCAGAAGAAAACGCTATGCCAAAAAAGCTTGATAAGGGCATGGGTAGCTTGCCAAAAGAAATTCGTTTTGCTAAGGCTGTACGCGCACACTTGAATAAAGACGCTGCTGGTATTGCTGAATACAATGCGTATTCTGCCAAGTCATGGCTCGACATTTCTAAGGCTAACTATCAGAACGTAACAACTGCTGCTGATGGTGGCGCACTTGTACCAGACCCAGAGTTTATCGCTGAAATCGAGCGATTGACTGATGACTATGGTACTGCATCACGTCTCGCAAATGTTCGGCGTACTGACCGCGACAGTGTAACTCTCTTGAGCGGCACTAACGAAGTATCTTTCACCAAAACCGGTGAAGCTACTGCGCAGAATGCTCAAAAGCTAACCTACAATGCTGCTACTGCTGCACTTGAAAAGTACATTGCTACGCTCGTACTCACAAGTGAAATTGCAGAAGACAGTGCGATTGACATGTTCCAAGACGCTGCTAACGAAATTGCACGCGCACGCGCTAAACTGTTTGACCAGTTGGTATTCACCGACTCGACTCATGGCTTACTCAGTGCTGCTGTTTCTGACGCTTATAAGACTCAGACTGTTGGCTCTGCTATCACCGACCTTGACGCTGATGACTTGATGAACGCCATGTACAAGGTTGTATCTAGTGCGCGCCGTAATGGTCGCTTCTATATGCACCCAACCGTATGGAACTTGCTACGTCAGAAGAAGTCGGGTGATGGAAGTAACAGTGCTGCTAACTACCTCTTTGGTGGTCCAGGACAGTCAGTTACCCCATCGGTTGACGGTGTAGCTGTAGAGTTGGTAGATATTCTCCCAGCTGTAGGCGATATTACTGCAAACGAAGCATTTGCCGTATTCGGTGATTTAAGCCGAGTGATGGTACACGTCAAGCGTGTGCTTGAAACTAAGGTGTTCGACTCTGGTGTTGTTAAAGATGCTGGTGGCTCAGACATCAACCTAATCACTCAAGACAGTTGGGCTGTACGTGCTACTCTCCGGGCAGTACCACAGACTCGCTTCGAGGGTGCGTTCGTGGTAATTGGAACCGGTACCGTATCTTAAATCTAATCTAAAAGGAGTACAATATGGCTAACATTAACAACCTATATGTTGCTGCTGGCAGCCTGGTTACTCTTGGCGGTGTTGATTTAGGACACACCGTAGATGGTGCTGAAATCGAAATCGAGCGAGAGCTAACAGAAGTTAAAACTGACCTGTACGGAAATACCCCTGTGGATTACGTACTTGCAGGACAGAAAGCTACTGTTAAGCTCAAGCTCGCTGAGATTACGCCTGGCGTACTCAGTTATGTAGTCCCAGAAGCAGATTATGATGTTGGCGCAGCCGATGACCATCTGCATTTTGGAACAAAAGCTGGGTATAGTCTACGCGATGACGCACTTCAGCTAGTGATTACACCGCAAGGTAAAAACACTGATGGACAACGAACTATTACGTTCTTCAAGGCTGTCTCGACAGAAAACGCAACCGTAAGTTACAAGATTGACGAACAGTCAGTTTACGAGGTTACATTCACTGCGCTTGTCGATGAAAGTCGAGCTGCAACTGATGGTCGATTGCTCGGTCGTGTTGGTCCAGCTAACATTTCCTAGCCAAGTACCAGGTAAAGAATATGAGAGTCGATTGTCGGCTCTCTATTCTTTTGTGGTACTATGCACATAGGATGACATTACGAAATTACTACAATTCAGCACTAATCAGATTACGAGAATATCGTGATGGTATTGACAAGCTCGAAAGACTACCAGGCGAGAGCTTGACAGCGTATAATAAAAGGCGTAAGGACTATCACAACAGCCTTAAAATAAGGGAAATCAGAAGTGCTAATAGTAAAAGCAGACGTTGAAGCTCGCATAGGTAGGTCGCTCACAGCTAGTGAAGAAACGTCTTTTAATATCGTAAATGCAGCGACACAGGCTTATGTGGAGCGTATGATTGGCTCTGATGTTGAAGAAGCCACTGCTACTCCTAGAAGCTACGATGGTGGCGTACAGCACCTATCTATTGACCCATGCACCGATATTGCTTCTGTTGTGATTGTTGATGAGTTTGGCAACACTATTGAAACGCTTGATAGTGATGATTACACCTTAGAGCCGATTAACCGCACTCTTAAGACTATGGTGCGCTTTCGTTATGGCAAGGCAATACGTGGCTTCAACTTTGTCAAAGTAACCGCTAAATACAGTATCTACGGTGACAGCGATATTCTAGCGATTGTTAAAGACGCAATGATTAGCGCACTAGAAAGCGAAGTAACCAATACTGATAACGTCAAGCGTGAAAGTATCGAGGGCTACTCTATTGAATACGCAAACGAGCAGACCAAAGACGCTTTAGATAAGCTGAAGTTTATATTCCCAGGAGTATAGAGTGTGAAGCCACCAATGCTCAATACCGCTTATAAGCAAGTGCAGACTCGTAATGAGTATGGCGACTACACCTCTACTTCTGAGGTTGCACTGCCTTGCCACTTTCGCTTTATCACCGAACAGGTAAGTGCTGATACGAACGAACAGATACAGTCAGACGCTATGGCTTGGTTTGAGCCAGATAGCGGTGTTGAACGTAAAGATATACTGAAAATTGAGGGTGAGTTTTTTAGGGTGGAGCGTGTCATTAAAGCACGTAGGCTTCGCGAAACGGCAGTGCAATTTATTAAGGTCGAGCTGCTTAAATATGGAGTTATATCATAATGACAACAAAAGCAAAAGTAGTTAATCGACTACCTGAGTTTGGTAGGGTTAGTAAAAATGTTTTATCTGACGCATTAGATGAAGCTGCAAAAGATGTGCTGATAGACGCTCGCAATCGCGCACCATTTCGTAAAGGTGCATTACGTAGAGAAAGTGTGATGAGTGTAGTTAGTACACATAAACGCCGAGTCAGCTTCTGGGTAGAATACGCCCGCTTTCAAGAGTTTGGTGGTGATGGTCGCAGACGAGTCAGAAACTATACTACACCAGGCACAGGCGCACACTTCTTACAAAACGCCGGTGAAAAAGCAGTTGCAAACTTTGCACGCACATTAGCCAAACACGCTGCGAGGGCAAGAATATGAGCCAAGAAATTGCATTAGCTCTAGCTAACTATCTTGATACGTCAGGCTTCGGTACACTCGGTACGGATATATTTGTCAGTCAGATACCAGACGGCATAAACGGTATATGGGTGGAGCGTATCGGTGGCTTGCAGAATAATTACGTACCAATGCAAGAAGCGGTAGTAAATATTTACGCCAAAAACACCAGTGCTGCTGACGCTGTAACTCTGCTAGAAAATATCAAAAATCACATTCATCGTATGCACACCACCGAAGCTGCCGATAACTTTATTTACACAATGCTGGTGCTAGGTAACGTTGAAGATGTGAGCCGAGATTTGGAATATGCAAAGATAGTCAAGCTTACTGTACAATTAGTGTATAAGAATAATGGAATAATAAGTTAGGAACAATATCATGGCATTGAAAATTAGCGATTTACAACCAGAACCATTCACCGTAACGCTTGGTGAGCAAACTACGGAATGTGCGCCACTTAAACTGCGCCACATCTTTATCTTGAACAAGCTTGGTACGGTTTTTCAAAATCCCAATGATACTACTAGAGAACAAATAGTTGAAGCTGAAGCTGATTTTTATTATGTGTTAGCAGATTTAATACCAGAACTTAAAGATGTGAGTTTGCCGATAGATGTAATGATGGATTTGATTGCACAAATGATGATGACTGTAAGCCCTAGCGAAAATCAAGAACTTGCTAATAAGGGGGTGTCGTTTGACGCAAACCCAAAAGCATCCAAGAACGAGAACAACAAAAAGAGGACTGGCTAATGATTGTACCGCAATTCATGAGGTTTTATCACTACAGTCTAGCTGATACCCTTGATGAGTTTGCGGTGTCGTTTTTTAGTCTAGTCAATAGCATGTTTAGAATAAAAGCTCGTGAAAATATTGACGGCGCATTACGTGTTTCGCTTGGTATGAGCGGCAAAGAAGGTCGAAGTACACTAAAGAAACTCGAAAAAGAAAGTCAGGGTTTGCATGGCATATTACAAGAAGTTAGGAACGTGAAAGGCTAATTATGGCTAGTCCTAAAGAAATGCTTAGGCGACAGAAGATAAGCCAGAACCATGCTAAGCATTGGCTTGGTAAGGCGCGCCCAGAGTTGGCTGAAAAAAGAACTGGTGCTGGCAACCCTATGTATGGCAAAAAAATGACAGAAGAAACCAAAGCGAAAATGCGAGCTTCACACGCCAAAAGATTGCAAGACCATACTTACACAAACCCTAAAGCTGGCAAGACGCAATATTCAGATGTACACAAGTGGGCTTATCGCTATTGGGGCGCGCCCATGACTTGCGAGTTTTGTAACGAAACAAAACAAAGTAACTACTTAATACATTGGGCTAATATATCTGGTGAGTACAGGCGTGAGCGCAGCGATTGGCTAAGGCTTTGTGCCAAGTGTCATTATCATTACGATAGAAATGGCGTAGGAGTTGACAATGGCTAGCCAAAATATTGGTAGCATTCATTATGAGCTGGGCTTAGATACGGGCAAGTTTGACGCTGCTAGTAATCAGCTCAATGGTCGGCTAAAATCATTGTCTAGCGGTTTCGATACACTTTCTAAAATAGGCACAGGTGCGTTTATTGCTGTTGGCGCAGCAGTCACAGCGGCTCTAGTAGTCAATATAGACAACGCTATCAAGCGTATAGATACGCTTAATAACTTCCCTAAGATTATGGGTAATCTAGGTTATGCTACTGATGAAAGTGCTGCCGCTATCAAAAAACTCGAACAGGGAGTTAAAGGATTACCAACTTCTCTTGATGGGATTGCTACTGCAATGCAGAATATTGCGCCAAGCTCAAATAGCTTAGACGAAGCTACCAATCTTACACTAGCCCTTAATAACGCTTTGCTCGCTGGTGGTCAGTCTATGGATATTCAGTCAATGGCTATGACACAATTTAGCCAAGCAATTTCAAAAGGCAAACCAGATATGATGGAATGGCGCACGCTGGCTACAGCAATGCCAGGTCAGCTAGACCAAATATCACAATCACTTGGGTATGGCAAAGGACAATGGCAACAAATGGCAGCAGACGTATCGAGTGGCAAGTTGTCTTTCGATAAAGTCAAAGAAGCCATAGTGCAGTTAAACCAAGATGGTCTCGGTCAATTTCCTAGTTTTGCTGAACAGGCAAAAAACTCTAGTGGTGGGATGCAAACAGCAATTGCCAATGCCAATACTTCTATTACACGTGGGATTACAGATGTTATAAATGCGTTTGGTTCGGCTGGTATAGCGAATGCGATTACTACGTTTGGTACATGGATAGAGTCAGGCTTGTCGGCGACAAGCGAGGCAATAACAGCTTTTATTACATATTTAAAAGAAAATGAGTTTGCGCTGTGGACTTTTGCTGGTGCTGCCGTAGGATTGGGCGTAGCCCTATTAGTTGCTTTAGCTCCTGCAATATGGGGGGTGGTATCTGCAATTGGTGCTGCCGTGCTAGCTGCTGCACCATTTATTTTAGCTGGAGCTGCAATCGCTGGGATTGCTTATCTAATTTACACAAACTGGAGCAAGATAGAGCCTATCGTAAGACCAATCATAAATGCTTTTGTGCAGCTTTATCATGAGTTGATGAACGCTCTTGCACCAGCGATTGACTTTGTAAAACGCAATTGGGATAACATCGTTATTGTATTAAAAGTTGTAGGTGGAATATTGCTCGCTTTTGTAGCAATTCTAGTTGGAACAGTATTAGTCGCATTATATGTGTCTATCAAGGTGTTTGTTTTAGTAATAAACGTCATAAAAGAACTCTATAACTATATAAAAAATCTAATAAATAATTGGGTTACTGGCTGGCGTGTGCTAGGAGCTATTGCAAGTGGGTTTGTAAATACTATTAGAAATATAATTAGCAATATTGTCAATACAATACGCAGTTTTATTAGTGGTTTTGTAAATGCTGGCTCTGAGATGGTAAGTGGTCTATTGCGCGGCATATCTAATGGTGCTGGGGCAGTTATAAATAAAGTCAAAGAAATAGTAAAAAACTCATTAGATGCAGTGAAAAACTTTTTTGGTATCAAATCACCATCAAAGGTTATGGCGCTACAGGGTAACTACATCATGCAAGGGCTTGGTGTAGGTATAGATAAAGGCGCAAAAGCAGTGGTGAATAGCGCAACTGACGCTATTACGATGATTGGCAATCAGCTCTCGGCTCAACAACAAATCGACATGATGGTAAGTGCTGGCTCACGTGGCACTATGACGGCTGCTGGTGCTGGTGCGCTGGGTGGACAAACTGCTGTCAACACTTACGTCTACGGCGATACTATCTTGAATGGCGAAACTGACCAGCGAGCTTACCTTGATAGACTGGCGCAGAACTTTGTTAAAGTCAGTGAGGGAGCTGCGACATGAAAACCTTTCGAGTAAATGGTGTTGACCTAAGCCAGATTACAGGTGTGATGATTACCGAGCGTAGACTGCACGCTGCGCCAACTATTGACCGCGTGGCATTCGACCTGGCTAGAGCGCATGGCATGAGACGTGCGTACAAGCGGTATGGCGCACGTAAACTCTCTGTGGCAGGACATATAATAACTAATGACCGAAACCTCGCTGAAGCCGCTAGAAATAGCCTATTAAGTACAGTCATGAACGCAGACGAGTGCGATATTATCACTGAGTACAATGGTGCTGAACGTAAAATTGTTGCTGAGATAGAAAATCCTATATTCAACCAATTCAGGGGTGGACACGCCACGTTCGATTTGCAGTTTATCGCTTATGACCCATTTATGTATGACCAGACTGAAACTACTGCGCTAACGGTTGCTAACGCTACCGCACAACCACGTACTGATAACATTACTAACTCTGGCTCTGCGCCGATGAGTCCTAAGATTACAATCACAGTAGATAGTCTGACGGCTTCTGGCGTGCAAGATATATCTGTAGTTGACCCTGCTACTAACTTGGGCATTACCGTATCACGCACCTGGACTGCTGCCGATGTTCTTATTATTGACTCACTAAATGGCACAGTCAAAGTCAATGGTACAGATGTAGAGTATGCTGGTACGTTTCCTATCTACAAGCCTGGCGCACGACAGATAAAATACTCTGATACGTTTACGGCTCGGCAAGTTGATATATCAGTTACCTATTACGCTAGGTACTTCTAATGGCAGTATTTGGTAAGACTTCTGACGGTGCAAACTCAACTGCGCTGACGGTAGATAGAATTGACCTGTCTACTTTCTCGCCCAACTACTCTGGCGTAATTGACACGCTGACAGTACGAGCGTGGGTAGATAGCACTGCTACTACAGCTATTGGCGTTATTTACTCAGACAGTGGTGGCGCACCTGGGAGTTTAGTTGCGCAGACCGATGAGTTTACTATCTCGAATACTACCGAAGACGAAGTTACAGGTGTATTCACTGGCACTAACGAACTTACTCTGGCTGCTGGAGTTGACTATTGGGTTGGTGTATTTTTCAAAGACCCTGGGGCTACAAACGTTAATTATTCACGTGCCAATACGTCTGCTGAAGTGCAATATAAGGCTAGTACGTATGCTTCTGGTGTACCTAGCTCAATATCAAGCCCTAGTAGTGCTAACGGCGCAATCGACTGCTATGTAAGCTATCGCCCGCAGCAAGCAGGTAAGATGGTAGACCTATATGATGATTTTGATGACAATTCTATGGACACCACCAAATGGGGTAGCTTTGGTGCGACTGTCGCGGAAACTTCAGGACAACTACAACTAACCACTACTTTAGCTGGTGACTATAAAGGCTACTATTCTATTCAGCAATGGGATTTTCAGCAGAGTGAAGCCAGCGTTGAACTGGTAGACGCTGGCGACCAATCGCTTGTAAGTTTGCAAGTTTACCCAGTGCTTATTGAAGTAGATAGCAATAATCGACTTATGTGGCAAGTGTCGGGCGATACGATATATGCGCAGACAGTCGTAGACGGCTCAACTACAAACGTTTTCAGTGATACTTACGACAGTGGTGTACACGTATTTTTCAAGATACGAGAACGCTTTGGTATTACGTATTGGGAATATTCGACAGACGGTGAGAGCTGGACTATTGCTTATCAGCTTACTACTCCATTAGATATAACCAATGTCAATATGCAAATACAGATTGGCACGTACTCGGCTGAGGCTTCTACTACTACGGCAATTTTTGATAATTTTAATATTGACGCAAGTAGTCCTGCTGGTTCGGCTACGCCAATTATTGAAGAAGTCAATGCAATTCGCAGACGATTTACGATTGCTGCTGATGAAGTCTTTGCTAATCTGAAATCAAGCTTTAGCGCGCCAGGCTTCGAGACCACTGCTTTTAGTGATGGCTATATTCCTGGCGGTGCTAACACCACAATTACAACCGATACAGAAATGGCAATCGGGCAAGTGTGGAACGAAACAAGCGCAAGCATTGGTTTAATCCGATTTGATACGTCTGCTCTACCAAATAATGTGCGCATACGCTCAGTGAAGCTTAAAGTCTATGGCTACGTATCTAATGACGCTGTTGGTGGTTGGTATATTGAAGCTCGCAGTTACAACTTTGGGCATCGTATCGACGATGATGATTGGTACAAGACCACAGAAATAATCGATGACTTACCACTTATTGGTGTAGCTGCCGTTGATGAACTTAATTACGGCGGAGAAGCTACCGACATGATAGCAACTGCGGTTACGGCTGAAAACATCAACACCTCTGGCTATACGAGCATTATGTTGGTTAGCTCGCGCTTGATAAATGAGATTTATGGCGACTATGGCGGCGCGAGTGCTGCTGACTATGTAGAAATATACAGCCCAACTGGTACTTACCCACCAGAGTTAGTTATTGAGTATGATGACGAAACAGATTACACCAGCGCAAGAGATAGTCGTATCGAGATTAGGCTTTATGACAAAGACGGAGTATACATTCGCAACCTTAAAACTGTCACCAACGATTATGCGATTGCAGCAGAAATCAACGCTGCTGGTGCTACGTTTGACTTTACACTAGCCCAAGACGCTACAGTGGTAGACGATGACTTAATTATTGGTGCGCTGGTAACAGTCTACAAGTACGACCAGGTACGTACTGACGGCATTAAGATTTACGATGGACGTATCGCCGGCGTTAAAAGCAAAAAAGACCGTATCGAAGTATCTACAAAAGCCCGAACAATGGAAATGCAACGCTTCCCATTCGAGAAAGTTGTCAGTACAACCGAGTTCACACCAGCAAACCCGACTGCTGGTACAATACAAACTAAAACTCTAGCAACGTCAGCTAACTGGTGTGCGCAAAGCTTTAAAGCACCGTATGAAAACTTGGCTTACTTTGACTTCTGGGGTTACAACGTGACGATGGATGATATTGCTATACACATTGCAGATGGCTCGACTGTTGGTGATGTATATATAACGCCAGCCGAAGTGCGTCAGATTGGTTACGATAATGCAACAGCTTTCGTAATAAATCGTGTGTACTTTGACCGCACCGTTACGCTGACGGTCGGGCAGGTTTACTTTATTGTCATTAAAGGAGCTGCAACTCTAGGACAAGGTACAGGCTTCTACTCTGATGGTTCGGTGTTCGATAGTAGTGATAGTGGTGCAACGTGGACTGCCGACACAACTAAAGACTTATTCATTCGCTACTATTTTGGTAACTACTCGACTACGGTTAGTTACACCGATACTGACCCTGTGTATGTAACGCGAGATATTATTGACTGCTACCAACGACAAGGTGGATTAGTGAGTTACGATGGTGGCTCGGCTCTCTTTACCAGCGATAGCTCAACGGCTGATGATAACACGAATATCACGCTAACTATTCAGAATGTGAGTATTTTAGAAGCCTTGCGAACTGTGCTGCAATATGCACCGCCAGACTGGTATTTCTATGTAGATGTAGCCACCAATACGCTTTACTTCAAGAAGCGTAGCGACAGTTACGACTTTGCGCTCTTGATTGGCGAGAATGTAACTAACTTCGACATTAACGTAAATGACCGTGAACTCTCGAACGTTGTCTATTTTTCTGGTGGTAACACTGGCTCAAGCAATCTCTACGTCAAGGGCATTAAGCAAGGCTCAATAGATGAGTACGGTAGATTTGCCACCACCATTACCGATAATCGTGTAACTAACAGTGCAACAGCGCTTAAAGCCATTAACAAAATACTAACCGAAAAGGGCAACCCAGCTATTGAGGGTACAGCTATACTAGTCGACGTACCAATGAACGGTGTAAACGGTTACGTCATAGAAAACCTGACACCTGGCAATAACATTGCCTTAAAGAATATTGGCGAGCTTGGCGTGCAGGTACTCGATAGCATTATCTTAGATGATGTATGGCTTGACTATCGGCTCTACGACTACTCAACGTTTGTCATGCAAGTAGTGAAGTCAACGCTTAAGCCAGACAGCTTGGAGCTAACGCTAGAAACGCCACGTGTTGAGGTTGCTAAAGTGTTAAATGACCAAACTAAACAACTACACGACCAGCAAACGGTAGACAATCCTGACACGCCGACATAATATAAAGAGGTAACCATGAGTGCTTTAGATAAAATCAGACGAGGCAAACGATTAACAGCAGACTTTCTATACGAACTGCTGTATGGTATAGCCAACGGTGATTTAGCGACTCAGAATAATAACCTACCTTACTGGCGTAATAAGTCTTTAGATGACCACGTAATCGAAGGTTGTGTGTGGGCTGGTGATAGCTACGGCTCGACTTTGCTGGCTTCGATGAGTGCTGGTTTGGTAATGATAAATGGCAACATCGTAAGCGTTGATGCGGTTGCGAATAGAGCTTTTACTGCTTCAAAAGATACTTACATAGATATAGGCGAAAATGGCGCAATTTCTTACACAGAAGTATCTAACAATGCAGCTTCACCAGCTCTGGCGGCTAACTCACTCCGACTTGGTATTGTAGTCACTGGCGCGAGTAGTATTGCTTCGGTAGCTAGTATCAATCAAGGGCAGAATGACAAAGTCTTGCCTATATCTTCTAGTGTTCCATACACGAAAACTGACTCACTCGGTAATGTAATTTGCAATCGAAATCCTCATGGTGGGGTAATCGGATATCGCCATGTGACAGCAGCCCATACACCAGTCAGTGGCACATACACTTATCCAGAGTTAGTTTGTCCTGTGATAATACCAGAAAATAGGCAAATTAAGGTTACAGCCAGCATTATGTTTGGTGAAACAAACACCACCACTACAAACTTTTCAAGTGTGTATGTGCGCGAGGACGGTTCTAACATCACAACTGGGAGTAAATATGGTGTTGGTTACTGTTCTGGTTCGTCAGCCGCCACCAACAATACGTCTCCTGTAGCAATTGTTTTTCGAGACCCATCAGCAGGCTCACACACCTACGGCGCAGCGTGCTACTTACAGGGTAAAGATATGTCTGTTTCGGCTGGGTGGATTATGGTGGAGTTAGTGTAGATGGACTTTACTAATATCTTTTCTACCGCTGCGACTCTTGCTGCGATAGTTTCAGTGGCTTCAGTCTTGCGACAGCGAGACACCATAAATGTCCTCAAAGAAAATAATTCAGCCCTACAAGAACGAGTCGATATATTAGAACACTCTCACAAAGAAAACGAACACCGTATCTCGAAGCTCCAAGGAGAGCTATCCGCCTACAAGGAGCTTACTCTTGTGCCAGAGGGCTTGATTGAGCAGTTGCTCGAGAAAGACAACCAAATAATCGGCATACTGGAGAGAAAATGAGTTTACAACAATTCACGAAAAGCATAGCGGTGACATCACCTTCACTTGGTACCCATACGGTCTTAGTTGATAGAGATGACCTACTCCTAATAGAAAAGCATAATGGACTATACATAAGAAAGTCTGGTCAGTTTATATATGTACGTACTAGGAAGGGCAAAATCCCACTCCACAGGCTAGTTACTAATTGTCCTAAGGGTATGGTGGTTGACCACCTAAACAGAAACCCATTAGATAATCGCAAATCAAATCTTAAGATATGCACAATCCAAGAGAATTTACGTAACCAATTCCGTCCAGATAATACATCGGGATATAGGGGCGTGTATAAATATAGATTTGATAAGAGCAAGTACGTCGCCGCCATAAAGCATAATTACAAGTATATCCATCTAGGGGTCTTCCGAACTATTGATGAGGCGATTAAGGCTCGTAAGAAGGCAGAAGTAAAATACTGGGGTAGGGAGTACGCGGTATGAGAACATTTGCTGATGTCGATAACTTTTTGAGCCGCTATAACGGTAAGTCGGTTGATAGAGATGGTAGGTATGGAGCACAGTGTGTCGATTTTGCGGCTCAATACACATCTGAACTGTACGGTGTTAACTATTTACCAACTCCTCGCACTAATGGGGCTAGAGATGTTTATGAGCAGTTCTCACTAGGGTCTAAGTTTAATAGGATACCGAATACTCTTGCTTTTATCCCGCGCAAAGGTGATGTAGTGGTCTGGGGCGCGATGACAGGCAATCAATATGGACATATTGCTATTGCTGACGGTGAGGGGGATACAAATTATTTTTACTCATATGACCAGAATTGGGGCAACGTGAAGCGTGTCCAGCGGATTCGTCACAATTATAAAAATGTTCTAGGGGTATTAAGACCCAAAGAACTACAAGCGGCACCAGCACCGCAGCAAGGAGTAGTAATGGACACTAACGCAGGTAGAGAATTATATCGGACAGGGCTATTTAGAGAGCCTGAAAACGACAGTGCAGGCAGTGCGGCACAATGGAACGGCAGAAGCCCAGCAGACGCGCTGAAAGTGCTTAGAGACAGCTCAGAATGGCAAGCTAACGCTCGTAAGCTAAAAGACTATGATGCACTGGCTAAAAGCGTACAAGAGCTTTCAGCTCGCCCCACAAAGGCTGAATTAGAAAACATTACCAACCAGCTCAAGGCAAGTGCTGAGCGTGTAGCTGTGTTAGAACAAGAAGTAATCGCAGCACAAAACAAACCTAACGAAGATACAGAACTGCTCGACCAGACAGGTAACTGGCTCAGTAAGCTTATCGCTCGTCTATTTAAGAAATAAGGAGATTGTCATGAATAAAGAAGTCGCCATTAACTTTATTAAAGAAGCACTACGAGTTGCTATTCTCGGTGCTGTATCGGCTCTTGTCGCGCTTGGCTTAAACGAACTTGGTGCTGCTGACCAAACTAATGAGATTGTGATTATCGGTACGCTCTTGCTTAAAGGGCTAGACCGAGCTATACATGAAAACAAGAACACCGAAGCTAAAGGGCTTCTGCCGTTTTGACAAAAAAGAGTTATACACCAAGACGTGAGTTTAGTAAAACAATAGTCATACACATTATATTTGGTATGCTTATCGGCGCGCTGATAGTTTTTATTGCAGCACTCGTATCTGGTTTATAGGCACACAGTTTACATATTTTGTGAGGTGAGATATAATTCAAAACAATAAAAGAGCCGCAAAGCGAACTTGCGACTCCTTAATACCCTAAAGTATACGAGGAGCCGACCAACAAGTCAAGCCCCTCTTTTATTAAAAATCAACAAAGGGTGCTACCAGTCTCAGCAATCTGGCACATAACAAAATGCTGAAAAGACCTATACATCTCTAGTCATACCTAAAGACCTTCGGGTCAAAACGTGGTCAATTCATTAACAATTTATGCAGGTAGGGGGGTACGATGGCTTATAAAGTATCACAGTGGAGACTGACTGATACACCTGTTCATACGTTGTTAAGCACTTTTTTACATAACTAAAGCTAATAGCTTGCATTAAAGCCTTAATAAGTTTAGGGAGACTGGGTAGTGGCAAAGATTACATTTTTAGAAAAACAAGCACTTATTCAAAAGTATGACATTGGTTACTTATACATAGTAAAAACTAAAGAGCATATTAAAATTGGTATATCGAAAATGCCAGAACAAAGAATAAATTTAATTAAGACGGATAACCCTTATCAAGTAGATGTTGTAATGGTAATGAAAGTGCCTTTTGTGTATGAAACTGAGCAGAATATTCACAAGCAGCTAAAAGAACTTGGCTGGCACGTTCGCGGTGAGTGGTTTTACCACAATGAGAATGTAGTAAATGAAATTATAGATTTGTTGTTTGGTCATATAGAGAAAAATAAGAAACATATTCGCAGACTTGGTTTGACATCAGAATTTTCTCAAGAGTTTAAAATGTTAAAAGAATACAAACAAGGTAGCCACACTTAGTGGCTATTTTATTTATAAAAAGTATCATAAAAGTATTGTATAAGTGTCACAATTTAGTTATACTAAGAGTGTTAAAAGGAGCAACAACAATGGACAAAGGTAAGCTACAAGAAT